TATAAACAGAGTTTCTGTATTAAGTTCTAAAAGAGATAATGTAGTATAATATTCTAAATTTCTAATTCTATCTTCAAGTTGTTTGATATCGGACATTCGATATCTCTTATGATCCAAGAATGATATCACTGCACTCTCTGGATTAAAAAGATATGGATCTAATTTTACAGTTGCAAGTTCTAGTGCATCATCAATAGGAACTGGTTTTTCGTAATTCTCCGATGGCGTCCCTTGTTGAACTTGAAATCTTCCATCTTTTGAGATAAAGATTCTATCAAGTCTTCCTAAGTAGAATGAAAAATCTACATTTATTGATTCGTCGGATGCTAAAATGTTAGCCGCAGAATTTCCATCGCCATTAAATGATCTACCTAAAAACTCCAGTGGAGATCTAGCACCAGCAGATACAGTGGAGTCACTAACTCTTGGTCTAATATCAATTATATCTGTATTTCTTTCACCATTAATAGTTTGAACATCGAATTCATAATCAAAAGAATTATATGAATTTCTGGTGGTTATATCGCCATCATCAGTAGAGTCATAGTAAGCATTAGTAAAGTAAATTTTTAATTGTCTTACTGGTTCTTTCTCTCCATCATTTCTAATTAAGAAACCTGGTCCATAGAATGACGAATTTTGACCAGTATTAAACTTATATCGTTTTCCTATTGCTACGCTCGGAGTTTCTAGAGTTGTCAAAACTGCAGTGACGTTTGACTCTGCAAAAGAGATGGTTTCTCCCTCTACAAAGTTTATATCATTTCTAGGAACGTATGAGATTTGAGTATCACTTAATCTTTCAGTGTATAAAGCCCTTGCACCAGAAGATTGTCCAACAATAAATTCACCAACAATTAAATCTGTAGTTTTCCCTGATAATGTATCTATAGATGAGAGTGTTGCTTTTGGTGCTGATGCTGCCGATGTATCCGTGGATTCGTAAACTCCGAGAATTCTAATAACATCAGGTTTGTTCAGTGAAATTATTTTATCTTGAACTCTGGTTCCAAATGGGAAATTACCGGATGTTAATCCGTTGTTTATCGTGGTTGTTCCTATGCCAGCTCCAGAATTTTTTGATTTATCAACTACAAGAACATTTACTCTATTCTGTCTCTTGACTTTTTCTTTTACTTTAGATTTTTTCAGAGTTGCAGTAAGAGTCGCTCCAGTGTTGTTTGTCCCCAAATTGTTAATTTGAAGCTCTGTTCCTCCATTAGTAAATACAAATCTATCAGATGTCAATTCTTCGGTTGTTCCATCTGATCTGATTAAAGAATATCTCTCTTCATCAAATGCCAAGAATGTTTCATTTGCTCCTGCACTAACTACGGAAGAAAGTTGATTTCCCGAAATATTAACAGTAAATGTCTTTCTAATAGACAGACTGGAGTTAGTTAAATCTACATCAGATATAAACTGCTTAGGTAATCTTGTATACAGAGCATTTGCATCAAGATCTTCAACACTTGCTGATAATTTTGTTCCAAGAATTTTTAAGTCTGTTACCGTTCTATCTGATGTGGTTCCAGCACCACTCAAAACACCATTTACAGTTTCTACAGGAACAACAGTAGCAGAAGTAGCACCAACACTTACCACTCGCAATCCTATAGGATCAGAGATTGATGTATTAACGTCACTATATGACAGAACACTATTAACTTTGACTCTTGTTAAGAAATTCGATGAAGAGGCAGTAAGAGTGCTTATTCCTGAAGAAACTCCACCTGTAGGAGCACTAATCGTAGCGACACCAACGTTTAATATAGACTCTAAAATGGTATCAGCAGCGAACGTATTGGCAATACCAATATTGCCTAAGTCTGGACCATTATATACTGATTTTATATCAACAATTCCAGACGAAGTTATTGCTGTGGCAACTCTACTATCTTCAATGCCATTAAAAATAAAAGGCTCATTTTGAATAAATTCACCATCTTTTTCATATACTGTTATTGATTTTCCAGCAGAAACTGGACTTCTTAAAAACGCTGTTGCTCCACTATATTTTCCTTTAATATGAGTTGGAACTGACAGAGTTACTGCTTCATTAAGAGTTATGCGAGAAAATGTTTGAATATCATATAATTGAAGATCCCACTGATTAACATCTGCATTTGTGCTACTATATGACCCACTTTCTAAAGCAAAGTCATATATTCTAGCAAGTCCGATTTCTTGTCCAGCTGCTGCAGGATTAGCGTCACTTCCTAACCTTTGATCTCTTAAACTTACAATATAAGTATTACCAATACCGATAGTTGGAGAACCAAAAACGTTATTTACTCTAAAAGTAGAACCAGTATTATAAATTATACCTTGATTTTCTAAAGTTTTTGTGGTTCTTGGTTTTGGTACATCAAGATATGTTGTATTAATTGTCTCAACTTCATACCCTTTTACAAATGCTTTACCTGGAGAAATTTCATACAGAGCAAGATCTTCAGATGCTAAAGATCCACCTTGAGTAAATTTGCCCTCTTCATATATTCCATTAGTGTCAACACCGTCATCTAATGAGTCTCTAACAGACACATCAAATGGCATTACAGTGTAATCACCAGATTCTGCGTATGTTCTACGTGCTAATTCATCAGCGATTATGTTATATTCTGTTGTTTTCTTTTTAGATTCTAAGTTACCATCTCTAATAATAGCAAGTTCAACGAAATCTGAATCATTGTAATCATCTATTGCTTTTATTGCTAATGAACATGATATTTTTAAACGATCTGCACCAGGAGCAGCATAGTTGTTAAATCCCTTTGAGTTATCAGTAAGGGTATCATCAACATCAGAGTTGATAACCTCCTCTGAAACTTTAAGACCTACTCTACCAGTTGGATTGTTTGTATACTGAGATAGAATAATGGTTTCATCTTCTACATTTACAAAATTTCCTCTTACAAAATAAACCCCATTTCCAATTGAGAATGAAGCACCAACTGAGGATGCGTTAGACGCGATTGTAGATGCAAATGACTCTCCAATTGGTATAAATGGATTGTTTAATGGTCCAGAGATGATATCTACGTCTGCCGACAAAAGTTCACCATCTAAAAAAGTTTTTATTTCTGCGTCTTGAACACCTGAAGACAGATATGAAATATAAAGAGTTAAATTTCCTCTCTCAGAATCTTCAGATTTTAATACTTTAGCTACAAAAGCAGTTACGCCGGAGGTTAGTCCAATTATTTTTCTACCTATTAATTGCTCAACATAAAAATCAACAGGCACTCCTAAATGAGTATTGTTTAACTCAATAGCAGCATACTCTCTGGAATACGCCGTGTTTCCAGGAATAACCTTTGCACCTTCTTTGAAAAAGTGCTGACCAAATCTCTCAATTTGGTTCTGAAGGATAGATTGTAAACCAGTTAATTCTCTCGCCTGAACCGGATACCCAGGTTTGAACAGAACCTTATGGTAATTGTCACTGGGATCAAAATCATCAAAATATGGAGATACATTGAGATTGGTTTGTTGAGCCATGGTTGATTAGAATTGCAATATTATTTTAATATCTTCCTTTTGATTTGAAGATCTCGTGATGGATGGTCTGTTGTCAACGTAAATTATATTTCCTGAGAATTGTTTAACCTCTGGAGTAGACACGCCATTTGTAAAGGTTTGACCTAGGTAATATGTTCTATTATTTAGAACAGTTGACAGACCTGTAAAACCTGTTTCTATGCCTAAATTACTGCTTCCTCCAGTAATTGTAAGACTTCCACCAGTTTCAATGTCGGCAGTAAATCTGTTTAATTTGTAACCAAATTGTGGGTTAGTCAAAGCAGTTCCAACTGTATTAAATCCGGCAAAAGTTCTTTCTTGCCACAATTTCAATACACCCGTTACTTGATCATAACTAACAACTTTTCCCATCGCAGTTTGACCAGTTCCAATAACTTGTTGAACAATAGAATCTTCTGTGAAAGTCACAGAACTATATCCAGTTCCTGTTAACTTGAGAGCATAAAGTCCACTTGCTTTATCAACTGAAAGAATTTGATCGCTACCGAATGCTAAGGGATTTTCAACAACACCAATTCTGGCAATTTCATTACCAATAATGAAATCTGGATTTTCATTATCGTTTTCAATCCTAGAATATAAAAGAACATTAGTTGCACCTAGTTCTCTGTAAATATCCTTGCCATGGCCACCTTTGGGTGGAATAATTACATCTAGAGTAGGATAAGAAGAAGGTTCTGGAACACCACCAGCAATCAAATCAACATTTCCAAAAGTATAACCAGATCCTTGGTTAGATACTACTACACTACCAATCTTTGAATCATTGTTAATCGTTACCGTGCACTCTGCACCAGATCCATCCCCCTTAATTGGAACTTTTGTATAAGTTACGTTTGCAGTTCCAATACCCGATCCTCTATCTTTTACAATTACAACTTTAATACCACCATCAACTGCATTATTTCTAACTGTAGAATGATCTACATCAGTGGTGGTTGCCCAATCCAAAGGAACTGGCATGTAATCAGTGCTATCAAACTTAACAATATCTGATGGTTTAATAGTATACAAATACTTCCAAATATAACCATCTCCACTAGTGCCAGCAGCTCTTGGTTCTAAGTCTGTAAACGTTGGTTCATCCAAAGAGGGTGCTCCATTCACGTTTTCTGGATTAGTCCCATTTTGGAGACAAATATAAACTCTATAGTCGCTATTTAAAACAAAATAGTTAGCAGAGTACAGTGAGGTTCCACTGGAGTTTGGTGGAGTATTACTTATACTATAGTCATGTCTATAGTAATCATAGGTTTTACCAGATGCCCAAACATTCTTCCTTACGACTTGTTTAGCATCATCTGATGTGATCTTTTTCAGAGCAACTATTGTGTCCCAAGTCGAATTTTCATTATCAAAATTGTCAGTTGGTGACGGAGGATCATCATTCCAATCAGAGTCAATTAAAGTTGGATTTGTAAGTCCAACAAAACTATAGTACGATTTTGTAGTGGTATTAAAACCGGATACAAAATTTTTCGCATTCAATATTCTTATCTGATCAGTTATAATAGCAGACATTTTTGTAATTTTTTAGTTATTTATCAGGTTACAAAACCACTTGACTTAAATGGTGTTTTTCTTAGGATAAATGGTCCTGTTTGAATTCCAACTACACCATTAGATGTAATTGCATCATAACTTGCACTTTCCTCTCTTTCACTCAATACCAGTTTGCCCCAGCTATATCTTCCGTAGAATTCGCTAATTGCTAAACCAGCAGCACTAAATCCATTAAAGTCAGAAATACTAACGGTTACTCTTGCAACATTAGTCGTTCCAAGTCCAATGGCAGATGTATTTGCAATTGAAACATCAGCAACTCTATAGATGTTATCCAAGCATGTTGTTCCAATACCAATCACACTAGAATTTTCGTCCAAGGCAGTGACTCCATTTCCAACTGTGGACTGATATACAACGAAGTAATCTCCAGTTGCAATTCCACTAGTTGTTGTTTGTGGAGTAATGTCAGTGTTATCTCTAAGCGGAGAAAGTGCTGGTATTAACAAGTCAAAGATTATAGCGGTGGATGCAACGCCAACTGAATCTGTTCCGACTCCAGTAATAATACCAAAGTCACCACTATATGAAAGTATATCATTATCCTCAGTATCTAATGACGCAGGAGGTCCGATGAGGACCACTGGTGGATTAGTGTTGGTGTATCCAACACCAGGTGTAGATATAGTTATACCAGATATAGTTCCACCAGCAGAAACTGTAGCAGTTGCTTCAGCTCTTGCAGTGGTGCCTAAACCAACTGGATTTTGTATCGTAACATTTGGAGTTGTAGAGTATCCAACTCCACCTGTAGATATTACGATGGAAGATACAGTTCCTGCAGTTGAGACCACTGCTGTCGCTGCAGCAGAAACCTTTTCAGTGCTATAATCAAATATAGTGATAGTATTTTGGAATGATCTATCAGTGCTTTCATCTAGAGGATTGAAAGAAGGTCTAACATTATCAACATAAACTTCAGTAGAACCAACACCAACTGACTTGATTAAGTATGCGGATGGGAAAATTTTGGGTTCATATAAATCACGAGACTTATTGATTACCTTTCCGTTGATGAGCAAATCATCTCTCTGTCTACACCACTTAACAGGTCTTTCAAGAGATGGATTGCCACTCAAACCTGGTCCAGGATAGACATTTGTATTGACAGTTCTAGAAGAAACTATTTGAGTTACTAATCTTTCATTTTGATCTAATTTAATATTTGTACTTTCAAGTGTCAGTTCATCTCCAACTTTAATCGTCTCTGTTACATCAACATCAACTACATCAACTCCAGAGGTTCCTTTGTAATAGAAGAATTTAAAGGTATCTCCGGCGTTTGGTGCCTCGGTAAGTTCAAGAACACTTCCTCCCGCAAATTTATATCCAACATCAGGTTGCTGTAAAACATCATTGATAAACACAAAAATATTATCTTGAATTGTTATATTTGAACCTGGGCGAGAAAGAATTGATAAGATATCTCCATCTTTTTTGATTGGGAAAGTTCTTCTCTCACCATCAAACAAGTTAGAAATATCATCTAAAACATCCATGGATCCCACGGACCATGCATTAAATTGGTCTGTATCGACCTCATCAATAGTGATCTTAAATTCTTCAAAGGTTACTGAGGATTCTGTTGGAATACCAGTGTTTCCACCAAAAGCAAATGTCAATACATCACCGATAGAATAACCAGATCCAGTATTAGATAAATTAAATTCAATTACACTTGATCCCTGGCCAACAACAACATCAACACGCGCCTCAGTTCCAACGCCAGAGGACCCTGAAATATAATCTAATTGAATATTATGATAGGATAATGGATCATCAAAGACAACGAAAGGAGCACTGGTTGCTGTATATCCAGAACCAGGATTAGTAATAGCAACACTAACAATGTGTCCATTCTCTACAGCAGCAGTTCCAATAAATTCTATGTTTCGAGATCCAAGTGAGGAAGTTCCAACACCAACGTTAATAGTTGTTTGAACACCTACTCTATATCCAGAACCACTGTTACCAATAGAGATTGAAGAAACAGTTCCGCCTGTAGAAATTACTGCAGTTCCACCAGCAGCAACCAGAGGTTGATATCCAAAACCTTCACTTGATGCAACAGAAACAATAACACCACCAGTAGGAATACTTGCATTGTTAACATCATAAGAAACTGAACTTGCTGCTCCAGTAAAGGTAATTGATGTGATACCAGACTGCTCTGTTGCAGTAAAGTCTGAATCACTTCCACGACCTTGTAAAATACCATTTATAAGGATTAGTGGATATGTAGTAATTCCTGTTACATTTGAACCGCCTGATGTCAATGCAAAAGTTTTTGTCTGACCATCAAATGATGGAGAAATATCATCAAAAATATGATTTTTAGTATAAGTCTCATCACTAGTTCCCTGTATTCCTGTCCTTATAAAAGATCTGCCACTGAATGTTGCAGAGGTCGTAATACCTGTCCAATCTCTAAATGATGGACCATCAGTTGTAGATCCGATGGGTCGGTTTCCATTTGGTGCCTCAGCAAAATTAACGGTATTTCCAACAATGTTATAGTTACCATTTAATTTTGTTACCAAAGATCCGTCTGAATGATCTTCCAAGTCTGTTCCAAGCCATGCACGAGTAACCTTAACATTATTTGTAGATCCGATTCCGATTGCCAAAACCTTTACAATTTCACTATCAATTTCTACATAATCTCCAGCAGCAAAACGAAGAATATCGTCAAATTTAATGACATCCACTGTTGCTGAAGCAGATCCAATCGTAGTGGTGGTAACAGATGATCCCACAATTGGGGATTGAATCATATTATCAATTGTCAATAAAACTTTCTGATTTGCATCTTTTGCAGTGAAAGTATGAGAATTTCCTATACCAACTCCAGTGAACGCAACTGAAACTGGATTTTTCTTGAGGGCATTTTCTGCTGTCGTAGCAATCTTAATTGTATCATTATCAACTTTAATACAGAAAACACTTGAGGGTAAGGTGGTTGTTGTACCAACACCAACAAAACCATCAGTTGATCCAATTGAAATGAAATCAGTTTTGATTCCTAATACAGTAGAGTAAGTCAATTCTTGACCACTTACAAAAAAGTGATCTGGAAGATTAATTGTATTATCTGCTATGTTAACTACGTTTGCATCCGTTCCGTCAAAGTTTCTTTTAAAGATTTCTTTAGTTTTATGTCTTAATTCAAAGTCTCTCTTAACTGATGAAAGAGTTCCTGTATAAGTGCTAAATTCAGATATTAATTCAGAGCATGTTAGATCTTTTGATCCTGGTTCAGTTCTCAGTTCATCTACAGATAATGCATTGATAAATGTTTTAACATGAACATCTATATCTGCATTTGGAGTGAAGTTGAGTCTTGTTTCACTTGATGATCTAGTTGCGCCTAAGGTTCCAAGTCCTGATGCACTAGTTCCACCCTCAGAATCAACTACACCATACTCTGTCAAGTATATGTCAGTATCATCATCAGCAATAACAAATTCTGACATCTGAGTTATATTATTTGTGGTATCAGAAACCATCAATATTCCATATGCACCATCAACACCAGTAGCAGTTGATCTCCCATAATGACCGATTTGAACTGCTGAAGGTGAAGATGAGGATGCTATTCCAACACCTTGTGCAATCAAGTTTCCATGAGTGTAACCTTGTGTTCCAACACCAACATAAGACTCAGAAGAAATTCCAATTGAAAGTGCATTCACATAGGTCGTTGTCACGCCACTATTAGGTGTATATTTGACGATGATATCTGATCCAGACAAACTTGCGCCATATGTTCCCAGTCCAGTTCCACCAAAGGCATCACTAGAATGAGTTGTCAATTGTCCATACTCAAGTGACTCAATATGAGTTCCTATCGCTACAATACTAAGTTCATCAAATTCTGCTTGATTGTCAGAATTTTCAATACTGAATAATATTTTCGCAGCTCTGGTTCCTGAGGTTGTTGTTCCAATTCCAGCAAGAGTGAATACGTTTGTAGTAGTGAGTCCAGAGATAACATGATTTGTGCTTGCTATACTGATCAAAGATCCAGAGGCATCTGTTGAGATACCAATGGTTGTTGTTCCAATACCAATTGAAGATGTATTCAATCCCAGTCTATCAAGGTTGTAACTAAAGAGAGATAAGTTATAGTTGTTTATAGTAAACTTTGTTGGGAAGAATTGTAATACCCCATCGGAACCATCTATAGTGTAATCAAAATTACCGAGATCTAATACTGTATCAACATCTCCATATTGATTAATAAATGATTTTCCAGTATGAACATCATTTAAAACAGTGACCAATGACATTTGCCTTTCGGCAGTAAACTTTCTATCCTTTGCAAGAATTACGAATTTTTGTGCAACACCGCCTGCTAACGGATGTCTTGCAACTTCTTGGAATGGAGTTGATCTTGCATTACTATTAAACAAATAACTAATGTCATCCATCGTCAGGACTCTGTTAGTGATAGATTCTGAGAAGTCTGATATAATTCTAGTTTTAAGTGAAATTTCATCAGAGAATCTTGCAGTGGCAGAACCTAAGAAATTTTCGGTTGCTAAGTCATAATTATTTGTACATTCTAAATCAACTTCGCTTATCAAATCAATTTCAATAGTTGTTGCTGAAATAGGATTAGGTATCAGAGACTCTTCATCTGCAGCGACAACTTGGGACTCCACTTGAAGATCACTAAATTTTTTAAATCCTGCACTATGAAGTAAAGAACTTACAATGTCATTCCAACTTTCGAAAGGTACTTTTGATTTGATTGAATAAGAGAAATTCTGATAGTAATCATTATCAGATATTTTCTGATCTAGTTTATTGAGTATTCCATTATCTTCTCTCCAACCATTATCAAAGAGTGAGAAATAATTTAAGTCATACTCTCCTGAGAAGGCATATCTTTTGTTAACTACTGCTTTAGATCCAGTTACATCTTCTACAATTGTATCTCCAACTAAGAAATCATCAGAACTCTCAATTGATATTATCTGATTTATTCCATCCCAGTCAAAAATGGTTCCCTCAGAATCACCAGACTTCACAATGTTTCCAGTTTGGAAAGTATTTGATTCTAATTTGTAATCAAATACAGGGAAATATTTTTGAGGAGTTAAGATTGTTGCTGATTTTTCTGCATCAAAAGTTCCAATTACTTCACCACTCTCAAGAACATCAAACGAATACGTAACAATTCCAACATTTCCACCCAATCTTTCGGTGGTTGCGGTTACTGTAAACAATTGATAGTTATGTTCATCTGAGTTTAATCCCTTAGTTGTTGCAGTTACAGATGCTGTACTATCAATCCCTACAACAGAATTTTCTACTAAAATTTTATCACCAACTATTAATGGGAAATTTTCACTATAAATTTCTTTTAAAGTTGCAGTTACTGTCTTTGCAACAGAATTATATTCTAAATTAGAAACTCTAATTCCATTTGGATTATTTACAGGTAAAATAACAGGATTGGTGTCACTAAGGTTTAAAGTATTTTTGAGAATTTCTACTTCTGTGTCTCCAACCGAATATCTTATATCAATATCATTAAGTTTTTGATTCGTATTTCCATCAAGAACTATTAGGGTTGGTGCAACTTTATATCCTTGACCAAATGATGTTATACCAATATTGGTAAATTTATAGAAAGAAGTTACTTCTAGTATTTGTGGGAAGTTTACTTCAGGAGATAAAGTGTGATCTGCAGGATAATCAAATCCAATGTTATTCAACTTTGTCTTTACAATTTTACCTATAGAAGTACTAGCAGGCTTTAAGACAGCACCTCTTCCTATAGATGATGTTATCGTGCTAATTCCAGGTAACTTTGAATAACCTTTTCTTGTATCACTGATATCAAGTTCAGCGATCGGTCCATATGCTGTTTTGGAACTAGTCGTATATGAAAGTTTTGTCGAGGCAGAACTTACATATCTGCTCTCCTCTGGAGTTTCATCTACGTTGTAACTGAAACTATTTGTGGTAACTCCACTAATTACATGTGTTCCATCATACAAACTATCTTTTATTATGATTTCATTGTGAGAGTCTACATCATCACTAATAACTGCTTCCAAGTTAGTTCCTGGATTACCAGAAACATTTAATGGTATTAGTTTATAATAAAGTTTTTTGGGTGTATTTTCATCTACAACTAGGGTTATTGCTGATCCAGAAGTTCCTAACTTTGATCCTACTCCTCCAGGATCAATTGCAAATGCTCCAGTTTTACCTGTGGTCAAATATTCCTTTTTAAAATCAGAGTCTGTGTAGAATTTAAATGAGAATGCTGGGCGAGTAGATGCATCTCGCTCAAAAGATAAAGAAGAATCGCTCGTATCAAAAGTAACTGTAGAGTTTCTGTAGAATGTTAGTGGAGGATTAACTGGGAGAAAATCCCCATTAGAACTAGAAGTGATATTAACAAAAGTTGGTGTTGCTTTTGTTGTTTCATATTTTGTATCACAAAGTCTAATATTATTAACATCAATCACATATGCATAATATTCTTTATTATCCGACAAACCTCCAGATGGTGACGAAGAACTATGGATAACTTTTTGTCCAGTGACTAATCCATGATCAGATAAAGTAATAGTATTTGATGTTGTACCAACACCCGCTGTTGTAAATCCTATACTATCAATAACTAATTTTCTATTATCTTGGTTGTATATAACCGTTCTTGTTGTAGAAATTGCAGGATTTACATCAACAAAAACAACGTCGCTTCTAGAAAGACCATGAGTTGCTGATGTAGAGACAGTAACTAACTTTCTATCAATATCTGCTTTTATTACATTTTTATGATCTGTAACTAAACTATGATTTACACCAGTTCCAAGTCCAACAAAGAAGAAAAGTCCTTGATCAGTTGTAGATCCAATTCCCACAAAAGTTCCTGTGGTTCCCAATCCAACTCGTATTGAAGATAGACCAATGAAATCTACACCCAAATTTGTAACGAATAATTTTGAGTTATCAATCAATGGTCCAGTGGAACCTGCACTGACTGTTGAAATAGAAATAGCATCACCACCATTGACCTTGTAAGTAACTTGATCTCCTGTTATCAGTCCATGATTTGGTAAATACAGATGTTGAGATAATACAAATTTTGATGTGACACCAGAACCTGGATTACTAAACGATATGGTTTTTCCTACTCCTGTACCAGTAACAGTGCTAATTCCTAATGATTCTGAAGGATCAAAATAATATTCTCTATTTCTTCTAGCAGTGAAAGATGTTTTGTATCCAACATCAGCGGTAAATCTTCTTGATTGCTCCGCTATCACTGTTGTTATTGAATGACTTACTCCAGTAACTCCATTTTGAGCTCTTAATATTCTTAGTCTTGAAGATATTCTATCAATATTCAAAACTTTAACATTCTCTTGAGAACCACCAGTTCCAATTGATAAGATATCATTTTCTTGTATCTCTGGATACACTAGATCTCCACCAGAAACACTGAGATATGTAATGATACCAGTCGCACCATCCGTGCCAATTTGTCTAGAAACTTTTAGGAAATTTGTATTAACTCCTATCTTATAATTACCTTCAAGGAATGAGGTTGTTGTAGAAATACCAGATATAGTTACAATATCTCCGCTATCTAAATTATGAACTATACTTGATATTCCAATAAACGCTCCATATCCCTCTGTTGGGTAAAATTCAACATTGTTTATGTTCGTTGAACCAATACTTATGCTGTTTACGCCAACACCACCAACTTTAGAAACTTTTGCTGCAGCAAAAAATTTTGTTTTTAGATCTTTATCAAAAACAACTCTATCATTAACTCTATATTCAAAACCACCGGTCATAATACCAATAGATTCAATATTACCATTCAAGGTTGTTTTTATGGTCGAATCTTGATCTACAAAATTATATGACTGCTGTAAGTAATCATATCCGCTATTATTTTTATTCAGAGCATAGGGATAAGTGTTTCTTCTCCAGTTATTTGATGTTATGTCATAATTGTCTTGAGTAGAATTAATGTTATAATTAAACTCATTTGGTTTTCCTTGGAAAGAATCTCCAATTAAATATGGGAATACAGGTCTCTTATATGATTTGAATACACCATCAGAAGCAGTCGTGGTATCAACAGTTGCAAAATAAGCATAAGTTCCATTCGGAAAATCTGGAGTTATGCAGAATCTTCCATTATTTCTATCTAATGTCTCTTCACTTGTGGATTCAACCCAGGTAAAATCTTCAACAAAAAATTCTTGTGGGAAAGAACTAACTGGTGGTCTATTTGGTTTTAAATCTAAAACATATCCAGACTTCATCTGAACTATGTTTCCTCCAGGAAGTCCTCTTTGAGAAGCATATGCATATGGTCCATATATTGGGTGACCATCATATGCCCAACCGATTATTCCAGAGTGGAAAGTGCTATCTATCTCTTGACTATCTGATAATTGTAAATCTTTTTCTCCATACACTCGTTTGCCATCATTATCAACACCATAGACTGTACTCCTCAGTGTTCTGGGGGTATATCCATATGCTATTTGCAATTCTCTAGATTCGTTATCGGATATAAACGTGTCATCATTGTTAATACTTGATTCATTTTTTACTACATTGTTAATATTCCAAGTTTGTAAATTAGATGTAAATTTTGCATCCGATCCAGAGGCAACAACTTTAATAGTTGTAGTTGATGCTCCGTAACCAACCCCAGATCTGTTAACAATTACATCAACAATAGTTCCGTTTGATAATTTTGGAATTAAATCAGCACCACTACCGATTCCAGAAACAACTAATGCTGGTGGTGAATTATATTTTTCTCCAGGTCTATTGATAATGACATCTGTTATCTTTCCAGTGTCTGAGATAACAGCTTCTAGTTGTGCACCTTCTCCAGAATTTAATTTTACTTCAGGATCTCTCTTAAAGTTAATAACCTCAGATACACCATAACCAACTCCAACATCTGTTAATTGAACTGAAGTTACATGACCTCTGAATATTGGTTGGACAATCGCCTTAAAATCACTACCTGTCGTAGAAGCAATACCAACTTTTCCGATAACTTCAACGGATATTGGTGGATAGTTAAAACTATGAGTTCCTACACCGATAGTTAAAATTTCTTGATATTGATTGGTCTTCAAATAAAAATCTTTTGAAGTTGTTCCTAACCCGACTGGACTTAGTTTGAACTGATCTTTATTTAATTCAGTCACATAATAATCAAGTGTGGTTGAAAGACCAGAAGCAGCAGTTCCATCAACCGAGTATTGAATTATTTCTCCAGTTTTATATTCATGACTAGGAATGGTGATAATATTAAGTGCTGTACTAATTCCACTTGGTCCACAGATTCTTTGCTTGTTCTCATATCCTTGTCCAGCATTTGTTACACTTATAGAACCAAGGACAGATTTACCTATTAGAGATTTAAGTTGATGTACACCCTCTCCAGCACTATTAAAGATGACAGTGTTAATTCCAGAGAGAGAATCTCCTAAAGTTGGGTGTAGTGATACAAGATGTCTTGTTTTAACAGATACATGATATACGGCATCTGTAGATAAACCTGATATTGCTTTTTCACCAAATGTTTTATATACAACTCTCTCACCATTTCTAAATTTGTGGAAAGTAGAGAATCCAATTGTAGATCCAGTGGATCCAAATCCAACTGATCCAATTCCAGTTGCAACTGTGGAAAGTCCTGTTGGGCTAATAGAAACTTGATGAGAAACTGTTATGAGATTTGCAGATGCTGTTGCACCATTACCATTTCCACCAGTAATTTTTATTAATGGAACTTCAGTATAATCAAATCCTGGATCTAAAACATTAATTTGTTTTAAAGTCCCCTCCATAGCACAGAGTCCTGTTGCTCCTGTTCCAACAGAATCGGAGATATGCAGTAACGGTGGGTTTATGACATCATAATCAGTTCCGCCAGAATCAACATTAATAGATCTCAATTCTCCATAATGAACTTTATCCTTAGATTTATAATTTAATATTTCTACGCCATTGATTAAAACGCCACTATACTTTAAATTATTTTTATGATTTACAGAGTCAATTATAGGAGGTGCTATCTCTCTATAAATTTTTTGTGCTTTTATCGATTTATTTCTGAATTCATTTCTTTCAATTGTGTTATTGATGACATCAACAGTGTTGACACCTCCTATTGGAGTTACAGATTCAAATTTTCCAGCGTATAAGTTAGATACACTCTTCGCTAATTTGATATTATTATCATCAATTCTTTTTACAATGTATTTGCCTTCAGTAAAAAGGAATGATTTTATAGTCTCAATTGTAATAACTGAACCATCAGGTTGTTCAAATTCTTCTGTAGTTTTTTCTGGCGTGTAATATACAACATCACCAGTGAAAAAATTGTGATCAAGGTTAGTGGTGAGAGTAATTGTCTCTTGGCCTAGAGAAAAAGTATCATTGATTGTGAACTTTTGATTTTTTGGATTTGTTTTTAGATTTAAAAATGCCGGTAAAGAATTAGA